CATTAAATCTTTCATGTACTGAGGAGCATTTGCATAGTTAGTGCTGGTTCCAGTACTATCACCTCCGCCCCAAGTTCGAGATGCAAGTATTCCAGAAATTTGTCCTGCTTTTTGTCCGTTCCAAGCAATGTCTACATGTATCACATTGTCGCTCATGTATCCATTTCCTTGTCCAATAGCCGTTGCTCCTCGGTCTCTGCACTCTCTCATAAAGGTCATCATAATTCCTAAATCGTTAGGATTACGAGATGAAAGTTGTCTTCCATTGAAGTCTGGAACAAACAAAGCAATGTCAGCACCATAACCTCTATCATGCCTGTTCGAACCTGTTCGATTTACTCCATCAACTCCACCTTCTGAAGTCGGAACTTGGCCGCCGCTAGTAATAAGTCCGTCAACTCCTGCCGCGGTACATGCTGCATCTAATATATCCATAAGTTCTTGCTGGATAGGCAAGTTGCGTTTGCCGCCTTGGTTTCCATAACGAACATTACCTGTTGCTTCGCCTTGTGCTTCTACAATGGCTGCTAGTTCTGCCTCTGATATTGGAACTTGTTGATTTGTACTCGGATTAGTTATTGTTGGCTGTCCGGCATAGCCAGGAGGTCGTGCCATTGCGGCGCCTCCGCCAACCGGTGGTGTTCCAGAGCCTGCGTTTTGTATAGCAGACATATTTAAAGGAGTAGTATTTGCAAAGTTTGAAGGTGCACCAATTGCATTCTGCAAAGATGAAATCATATCAGTGACTTCGAGATTTAGAACACTCATTGCTTGATGCATAATATTATTAGGATTTGGTGCTATTGCATCTGCTTCTCTAAAATACAGTCCTGCACCTTCAGTATCTAAACGTGTTGTAATAACGTTTAGATCTGTAGCAATGTCTTCAAATAAATTTGCAATTTCGTCAAAACAAAAAAGGTAACCGTCGTCATAGTGTACATGAGTATCTGCTACGAGATCTTCTGCGGCACTTTCTTGTAACGATGTACTAGGTATTTCGTTAGGGGATGAATTTGCAGCCATCTAAACTCCTTTGTTAGATAGCAAGTCCTGTTGTGCTTTGAGTGTACTGACTTGCCATTTGTTTTTCAGTTTTCGCAATCATTAGGATTACACTCTTATTTAGTACCACATCAGTATCGACATTTAAGGTAAAGGCAAACGGGCCTAATCCAATTCCCTGTTGTGTTGCCATAATGCACATCGGTTTATGTACCTTAACTGTTTTATCTGTTTCTTCAACAAGACGTGCAACAATTTCGTCGGTAAGTGTTTTGATGGTGACAGTATCACCGTTTTTGTATGGTGTTTCTACTAACATAAATTATACCTAACTAAGTGAATGTCCGGTTCCGTTATAAGCAGTATCTTCAAGATATTGGCCTAGTTTATCATAGCCTCCAATCTTGACTCCATTTACTACAATTTGTGGAAATGTACGTGCTTCGGGAAACTCTGCTAAAACATCTTCACGTTCAAAGTCGACGCCGAGTTGTTTGTATTCGTATGCTATTCCTTGAGAGTCTAGCATTCTTTTGGCTTGTTCACAGTGAGGACACTGTGGCTTTCCCCAAATATAAATCATAGTGAAAATCCTTTCAATGAATCTTTGCTAACATCTTGTTTGATGCCGCCGATAATATAGGATTCAACTTCTGTTTCTTGTGGTGCAACTTGCAAGCCCGAGCTTGAAAGCCAATGTTGTGTCCAAGGAAGTGGGTTAGTGTTAACTGGTTGATCAAAAATAGCATTGTAGCCTAGTGCTTTTAGTCTACGGTTAGCAATATATTCCACATACTGATGTAGAAGTTGTGCATTAAGTCCAATCATTGAACCATCTTTGAACAAGTATTCTGCCCATGCTTTTTCTTCAGCAACACAATCACGCCATAGATTGTAAACATCTTCTTCGCACTCTTTTGCAATCTTAGCCATTTCTGGATCGTCTTTGCCTTGAGCCCAAAGTTTAAGAACGTGTGTTGACAGCGCCAAATGCTGTGCTTCATCCCTAGCGATAAGTGAAATAATCTTAGCACTACCTTCCATTAGTTTTAGTTCACCAAAACCAAAGGTGCAAGCAAATGACACATAGAAACGCAACCCTTCAAGAATGTTTACAGTCATCATTGCAAGATACAATTTCTTTTTAACTTCTTTCATTGAACCTTCACCGCGATGGATAAACGCATCTGCTGCTTCGTTAAATGCATCGTAATGCTTTGTTACACTAACAGCACGTTCAATAATCTTTTCATCATCAAGAATAGTATCAAAGACTTCACTTGGATCTGGATACACATTTTTCATAATATGTGTATACGAACGTGAGTGGATAGTTTCGAAGAAATCCCAAGTAACAATACAACCTTCAAGTTCTGGCAAAGAGCAATGTGGTAAGAAAGCCAAACAAGGTCCACGACCTTGTACACTATCTAGTAGTGTTTGGTATTTTAGGTTAGCAGTAAAAATATGTTTCTGTTCAGGACGGAAGTTAGCATAGTCTGCTCTATCCTTTTGTAAACTCACTTCTTCTGGACGCCAGAAATATCCTAACATTGTTTGATTGAGTTTATCAAACACAGGAAACTTGAACGTGTCATAACGTTGTGTGTTTTGGTCTGCACCAAAAAACATATTCTGCTTTGTAAAATCGACTTTTTCTCGATTGAATACTGTCTTTGCCATGTTAAATCCTACATTGTTCTTACTGTTAAGTATATATGACTTGTGCTATCTTGTCAAGAATTAAATTGCACAAGCCTCGCACATTTCGTCGTCTTCTGAACTAACAGTTGACACTGGAATAGATGCTTCTATCTTTTCTTCTTCAATTTCACTTGGATCAGTTTTATAATCGTAAGTGTTTTGATAGTAAGAAGTTTTCCATCCGTACTTATATGTATTCAATAAGTCCTGTAGCATCACAGACATTGGAACTTCGTTGTCTTGATACTGTGTAGGGTTATAAGACCAGTTACCGCTAATGGATTGATCAAAGAACTTTTGCATTACTGCGACAATATTGATGTAACCTTCGTTGCTAGGCATGTCCCACAACAAGGTGTAGTGCGACTTAAGGCTTTGATATTGTGGAACAATCTGTTTAAGGGGTCCTTTTTTGCTCTTTTTAACGGACAAGTATCCTCTAGGTGGTTCGATTCCGTTTGTTGCGTTCGACACAACGGAACTGCTCTCCGATGGCATTTGTGCGGACAGAGTGCTGTGCCTGAGTCCGTGTTCCTTAATGCTGTTTCGAAGACTAGTCCAATCATAGTTTAAATTATTTGCTACAATATTATCAACATCTTTCTTATACGTGTCGATAGGCAAAATTCCATCACTGTATTTAGTGCGATCAAATGCGTCACATGCGCCACGTTCTTGTGCAAGATTGTTTGATGCTTTTAACAAATAATACTGGAATGCTTCTGTTAAATCATGTACTAGTTTCCATGCTTCAGCATCAGCATAGTTAACTCTGTTCTTAGCAAGATAGTGTGCAAGTCCAATGTAGCCAATACCTAATGAACGGCGTGCCTTAGTACTAATCTCTGCTGCCTTAATCGGATAACGTTGATAATCAATAATTTCTTCTAATGCTCTTACTGCTAGATCACATAGTTCTTCTAAATCATCTAGTTGTCGGATAACACCTACGTTAATAGCACTTAAAATACATAGTGCAATTTCACCATCTTCATCATCAATATGCTGTAGTGGCTTAGTTGGTAGTGTAATTTCTTGACACAAGTTGCTCATATAAACAGTATCTTTGAATGAACTGTGTGTATTACAATGGTCAACGTTCATAATGTAAATGCGTCCTGTTTCTGCACGTTCTTTGATTAGTGCTGAGAAAAGTTCCATTGCATCAATTTTCTTTTTCTTAATACTTGTTTTACGCTCGTACATTTCGTATAGTTCTTTGAATGCATCTGAGTCACCAAAGTATGCTTCATAAAGTCCAGGCACATCATGTGGCGAGAAAAGAGTTATTTCTCCACCGGATAACAACCTTTCATACATTGTTTTGTTTAATTGAATGCTGTAGTCTAACTTACGTACACGATTGTCTTCTGTGCCTTTGTTATTTTTTAGCACAAGGATGTCTTCAATCTCTTGGTGCCAAAACGGAAAGTGTGTTGTAGCACTGCCGCCACGTACTCCATTCTGTGTACAACAACGAACAGTTGCTTCAAACTTTTTAAGGAACGGAATAATACCTGTGTGTGCTACTTCTCCACCTCTGATTTTTGAATTGACGCCGCGGATTCTTCCTGCGTTAATACCAATGCCTGCTCTTTGCGCTGTGTAACGCCCGATCGACATATCCGAGGCAAAAATGGAATCAAGGGTATCATCGCTATCAACAAGCACACACGAAGCGAACTGTCTAACAGGCGTACGGACGCCGGCCATGACTGGCGTTGGGATATTGATTTTAAAAAGGGAGGTCGCATCATAATATCTCCTTACATAGTGCATTCTATCTTCTTTTGGATATTTTGCAAACAATGTAGCCGCAATCATCATGTATGCTACTTGTGGTGTTTC